ATGGACCCCAGCGAGGACTATACCTCCCTGACGCCATGTAGGGTTCGTAGAGAGCGCACCACCCCAAGCGCACTTTGTGGACAAGCAGCCGCCATTTAGTTTATTGAGGCCGAGCAGGGCCTCGATGTTTACCGACTTCCCAGTCCTCCTCTTTTACGTCCAGGTCTGACGGCTAGTTTAACGCCTCAGCTCGGCGTCCTAGGCATCCTAGGCATTGACCGCAGGGTCAATGGGCTCTGTAAACTCCACGATGTATTCGACCATGATCCGTCCCAGATTTGTGGACGTCGGTTGTGCTTGCGCTGCATACGCTAGCGCGAATGGGGTCTGCAGGTTCCCGGCAGCAACACCGGCCGCGGCACCGCTCAAGTACCACTTGAGCGACATCTTGCCTACATCCACCTGTACGGGTCTGGCGGACGGCTTCCAAATAGGTTGCCATTCGCTATGACTAGTCTGCATCAATCTTGCGATCGACAGACTTCCGGCAGCGGGGTCAGCTTGATCGTACAACAGCGCCATACAGATTTCTCCGTTAGTGCTGGTTCCTACCACGGGTTCCCACGTGAACTTTGCCATGAGCACGCGGTACTTCGAGTAAGCGGGCCCCATTGTCGCCAGCCACGGCAACTGGGTAGCGTTCCTCACGTTGAAGAACACCGTCCCTGTCACCTCCGCTCCAGATGTCGCGGATGACTGGACCACTACCAACGATCCAGAATTCCGAACCACGGTGTCATTGCTCCGCAGAGTTCTGAGCATCGGACCTCTATAAGAGATCTGAGACCCAGCCGCAGCCGGAGCTAAACTGCGGGTGGTAGTACTCGAAGAAGGAGTCTTCTTCTTTCCTTTCCTCGCCTTTCGACGAGGACCGTTCTTGGCCATTTGTTTTGTCGGGCGCCAGGCCCACCCGACGTAAATACCGGTAGATAGCTGGCCACTTGGGTGATCCTGAGAGCTCCGACTCTAGTTCTCTCAATTGTGGGTTCTGAGAGTGAAGGAACCGGAAGAGGGCCTTCTCCCAATTGGTGAGATAGCAATGAGTTTCTCCTATTTCGTGTGAACAGAAGTTGAATTTCTCCAACTTTGGCCCTGTCTCACTAATAGAAGTCTCACAGGCGATGTAATCCTTGCACGTGTGGCCCAATGCAAGGTACTTCTCCTTGGCGCCATCCACCCATCCTTCAACTGAGTCATCTCCCATAGCCATGCACCATTCAGAGCCAATTAACTTGGCCATCAGGCACCGGATCCGAGAGTTGGAGCTAGACGTACAGTAAGATCCCGACTTCATCAGTCCAGGCAACCCCTGAGCAATCAGGGTGCCATTGCTGAGCTGGAATAGAGAGTTCGCCAAACAGACAAACCTATTCCGGGCAGCCTTCGCCACCTTGGGTCCAAAGTCCCCAAGGGAGATCCTCATCTCTACATCCGCCTCAAGTTCCCAAGCTTGAACGGACCAGTCGAATCCAGAGATGTCGGCTTCGGCCGCGGGGGACCTCGTCGCTCGATAAGCGGCATAGTCCCATACAGCTCTAGCCTGGTGCTCCAAAGAGAGCCCCATCCCCGGTTTCGACGGGCATTGCTTCCACTGGCTTATCTCGAGGTTGTTCTGGAAGCCGAAAAGAGTCCGCTCCACTAATTGATCGATTAAAGAGACCGATGAAATCAGTCTAAATCTCCGATCGCGAACTTTCCGGGAGGGGTGAGGTTCCTGTTTGACGAAAAGTCTCACTGGATCGCACAACCCCTTCTGTACTAGCTCTATAGCTGTTGGAGAAGAGCCTAGCTCGGCCCGGCTCAAAGCCTCGAGTCGCGCATAGACAGCCTTCACCACAAATTGCAGTGACGTGTCTAGCACTACCCCGTTCGTTGACCCGATCATCGCAAGGGGCACGCCGGGGCTGGCGTCCCTGTTGATGGACTTGGAGAGCGCGATTTCTTGGATTTTCCCTTCGACTTCCGCTTGGATCCAGTTTTCCCGCTGGAGGCAGGAACGCTGACGGATTCTTGGGTAGTCCGTAAGCAACTCGTTGACGGCTCTCCGGAGGTTGGAGGGGGCTTGGGTCTGTCGGAATCTGCTGGCTTGGAACAAGAGACTGTCGAGTTCTGCTTTTGAGCCCCGCTCAGGCCAGCTAAGATCTGCGAGAGAAGGGAAATCTCTTTCCGCCTCTCTGCATCTGCTTGAAGTTGGAGTTCTAGAAGTTTCTCTAAATTTGACAGACGATCTGCCGGACTCAATGAGTGGCATTCCGTCTGTTGTGATAATTCTTCCTTCACCCCATTTGATTCCGGACATTTCAAGGACGGCGGAGAGCACGCGCTCCCCGCCTCCTGGCAGTTTAAAGGCTGGTTGGCCTCCTCACTGCTATCCCAAGTCATGTCCTCATCCTCCACCATGTCTGCCCACGACTTTCCTCGGGACCTCAGCCTTCGATTCAATTCGAGCTGTTGCTCCA